TGTTATTAAATAATTCCATCAAAAGTCAAGGTTGATTTCTTCTGCTTTCAGGGACTCTAAGTTGTGCTTACCGCTCATTAGCTCCATCACTTTGAGTGTAGATGTGCAATCTGCCAAAGCATCGTGAGACGGGAGTCCAGACAAATTAGGTAAACGCTGCCACTTAAACGATTCTTTCTTCAGGCTCCATTCTCCGCACCATTCAGAGTATCTGTCCATGCAACAAGATGCCCCAGAGGTTTTAGGGGCAGCCGTACCGTACTTCTTAAATAGGTGCCAGAGGAGCTTTATGTCAAATTCAGCGTTGTAAGCCACGACATGCTTTCCTTCCAGGATAAACGCCAGTAGCTTTGCAATTTGGGGGAATGTTGGAGAGTCTACCAACATCTCGTTGGTTATGCCATGTAAATCAGTAAGCTCTTGAGTTAAAGGCTTATTGGGCTTAATGAGCAAGGAGAAAACAGACCTGCCTGAAGTGTTAATAGCCGATATTTGGACAGCTTCGGTATCCGGGTCTTTGTTCAAGATCCCGGTTGTCTCTAAGTCGATAATTAGAGTCTTCGGGTCAGACAGGCGCTCTAGGGCCCAGTCTCGGGCTTTTTCCTTGAACTCTTTTAGTTTTTCTTTGTCAGGTTTCATTTGAGGTGTAAACTCACATCTATGATAGTGGCGGGCCCCCCAAGGTAAACACCCTGACTACCTCAAGGCACTTCGTAGTCTTTGAGAATCCTTTCCCTCCATTCCAAAATCTTGGTGAAAGCGTTTATCAGGTCCGTTGAATAACCTTTCACGCTCTCAAACTCCTCGGGACCATCTTTAAGTTCCCACTCGTAATATTCCTTACACTTATGGGTACGGCTGGTTATGATAATTTTCATAGTTAAAATTTAGTAGGTAGGATACCAAAATCGGTACTCCCGAATAGACCTCTGTCTATCGACTTTCCTCCGAGCCTGGTATAGGAATATACTTTTCCCATAAACTTTATGCGTTGATTATAAACAGGAACATAGTTCAATTTAGTGAATTGCCTTTTGAGGAACCAAAGATGCTCTATGCAGATAGATTCCCCCAATGGTACAGGGGTGACAATTAGGTTGACAAGAAGTACCGATTCCAAGTCTTTTCGTTTGGGGTGAGGTCGAAACTCTTTGACTCTGCCAGAACACTCTACTTCAGCCCCGTTTAAAAACTGTAAATCAGCCCTTTGCCGAATTACGGAACTTAGCACGGGCCGGACCTTTTACTTTATTTTAGCCTCTTGAAGAGAGGGGTAAAGATTACATACTGAACTTAAACAAAGTAGCATGACAATCGGAAAAATCACTTTTGAGATGAGCAAAAAAGACTACGCAGATTGTCTGAGTCGCATAATTGACAACCACCGAGCCAACTCGAAATTGATAGGAAACCCTAAAGATTTTATTTTAAGGTCATGTAGATTGACAAATCAGTGGTCTAAAATGGCTAATGACCCTGAGGTTTCAGTCTACTTAAGGAGCATAGGTATCTCAGGTGGCCGAACAGTGAAGATGATTTGTTTGGAGATAGGGGGTAAAAGGCAACCTGTACCTAAAGCCAAAATCGTTGATAGCCTGTACCCCCCTAAGAAGACCAAAGTTAGCGCTACTCTTGAGGAAAAGCATTATAACATGGTTAAAGCGGCCATGCGGCGCTGCGTAGATAGTCAACTTAAAGATTTTCGTCGCAATGTGTCTTACCCCCTAAATTGTTACTTGACAGGGAAGCGCTTAATCAAAGGAACTAGGACCGACGTGGACCACGTTGAGACAAGTTTCGCAGAATTGGCTGATTCCTTTTTAATAAGTAGAGGGCTCAAATACTCAGATATTGTTTTAGTAGGCCCTCCAACAGGTAAGAAGTTCAAAGATGGCCAACTGTGGGAGGATTGGCAGGAATACCATTTGGCTCTTGCCAAGTTTGCCCTGGTCTGCTCAAGTGCCAATAGGTCGAAAGGGTGTGGTGACTACCGGACTCCTGATGACTTATACGGAAGTTTTTCTCCTCAAGACCCCGAGGAGCTATCACTGGACTTCTAACAGTTTAACCCAGCCATCTATGGTTACGCTCCAGTCAAAGTTCTCTCTGGCATAATCTTGTGCCGTCTGGCATAACTCTTTATGGAGTTTAGGGGACTTCACTATTCTTGCGATTACTTCCATCCCTTCCCGAATGAACTTTTCCTCATTCATTGGTAATACGATTCCAGGATAACCCTCAAAGTCTCTGGCAACTCCCACACAAGTGGAGATGGGGAGTCTCCCTGCCGCAGCCGCTTCCATTAAGGGCAGACTGCATGACTCTTGTAAAGAGGGTACTACAACACAGTCTACCTTAGAGTAGTAGGACGGCATAGACAAAAAGGACCGTTTAGGTGAAGGGTAGAAGGGCAAGTTGGTATTTTGAGCAAGTATCTCCGCAAGATAGCCTCTCTTTATGTCTTCTGTCCTTGAAAAGTTCTGGTATTTGAATGCTCCACCATAACCTACTGTACTCATATTTTCGGATACAGATTGATAGAAGTAATCAAAGTGAACACCATTCTTTACAATATCCATTTTTCTCTTAATCCCAAGCCTCATCGCATGCCTCTGTAGGTCTGGGCTTACCCCTGCAAACCCCTTAAACTGGGAAAAAGGATTTTTCTCCTTAATCCCATACTCAACGTCGTACCGGCCGTGGGCTACTGCAACTATCTTTTCAGGCGGTACCTTATAAGTCTCCATTAAGTAAGAGACGGCGTTGCCGGGGACCGTTACAAACACATCATAAATTTTACCAATCTCTACTCTTTCCTCGAAAGAAAAGTCCGCATCCCAGTTGACTATGTTAGCGATTATGCCGTACTTGTATAACTCTTTGGACAGAGCGTTATGGATGGACCCGAAAGCCCACTCAGGGTAGGTATAAAAGCCAACTTTCAAAGCCCTAGAGGTTGTACAATAAGTCACTTACAGTCTCCAAGAATCGCCAACCAATTATCGCCTTCTCGCTTCACGGAATAACCGTTCTCTAGCAAGATTTCCCTAAGTGAGTTCTGGCATTCTCGGCTCATTCTAACAACCTCAATGTAAATTAAACGGGGTCTAAACCCTAGTTCCCACACTTGGTGAAAAATCTCAAAATCGTACCCTTCCGCATCTACCTGTAGGATGTCTATTTTAGAGATACTGTGGCTTTTTACTAGAGTCTCAAATCTAACGCAGTCGACCTCTTCCTTTTCTGCCAAATGGGAAAACTGAGAGAATGCTCCCCCGTCCGGAAAAAATGTTGATATACCGTTGACCCATTCAGGCAAAGGGTTATCCCTAGCCTCGTTCTTTGTGGTAGGAATTTTATAAATTTCCCTGTATCCCTCAGCTTCGGTGATAGCCGCCTGAGCAAAAATTAGGTTATCTCGATAATCATAGTTATCTCTTAAATCGTCGAAATGTTCCCCTATTGGCTCTACCAATAGCCCTTCCCAATGTTTGTTGGCATGAGCATGAGGGAATAAGGCATCATGGTCCTTACCGTTCATGGCCCCTATACTGACGAAAAATACATCATGGTCTTTTAGCTCAGAGAGTTCGTTGCTATAAGAGCGGTTATCACAAGAGTACCACCCTGCGTCATATAAATCATCTAGGGACTTAAACGCAGAATCGTATAACTTTGAGCAGTTTTCTAAACTGTAAAGAGACCTGGATATTTCTGCTATACGCCTCCTATCTAAGCCTCCACAATTATCTATGGCATCCAGCCAGTTTTGTAAAGTTTTGCAGCGGTACCCTGTCACCCCATGGGTCACAGTCTCTGTGAACGCCCCATAATCAACTGCAATAAGTGGAGTCCCGCACAACATTGCCTCTACTCCGGAGCCCCCGAAAGGCTCTGTGTAGACTGTTGGCATTATTGCGCACCGGGCATTTCTTAGAAAATCACTTCTTTCTGTCCCTGTTAAGGGGCCGATGTACTCAATATTGCTATGAGCCCATTGGTCTGGATTCCCTTGGCCTGCTATCTTTATCGGGTAGGGGCAGCGCTTTGCAATCTCCAGCACGGTATCCATTCCCTTGATACTGCAGATTCTTCCTAGAAATGCCACATAGTCCCCTGTTTCATACTTTGGCTCCCACTCTTCGATATCAAAGTAGTTAGGTATGACCCACTCATAGGAAGAACCATTCCGGCCCTCTTTGCCTTGGTGATAGTGCATCCACGCATAAGATTCAAAAATCTTATAACTCCCGTCCATAAGTGTTGGGTATCCGATACCTGTTTCAACGTGAACGTTACTTGGGAAATCAGATAGGAGGCGGTAATGGGTGTGCCCAAAAGGGTGACAAATGATGTCCCTAGGACAAACTCTGGCCCTCAAGGCAGAGACTAGACGATTTTCAAACAGGGTGTGGGCGGGACTACCGACATAGGCATCGTCCCCGTGAAAGTCTGTTTTTTGTCTGGATTGGAAGAATAGAGAGAACTCCTCTGAGGAAAGCATCGTAACTTTCTCGTCAGCGGTAGACTGACTCCCTTCGTTTGCGTATTCAATGACCTTGTAACCAGCCATTTGCATCATCTTAGCGAACCTTAAGGCTTTCCCTGTGAACGCGCAATGACTGAACTTATCCGTGTGCTGGGTGTGGAATATACCTATGATGTGGAGGGTAGGTTTCATTTTAAGGTGTTGTGTCCTGTGAAGGCTTATACCCCCGTGAATAAGCTCTGGGTAATAGTATCTATGCTCCGCAGTACATACTGTGAGTAGGGCTAAGACCCAACCTTATACATATAAAAGAAAAGGTGCCAAATGGCAAACGTAATAAAAATTAAACGTTCAGCGGTCCAAGGTAAAGTTCCCTTAACTACGGATTTAGACTTAGGGGAACTGGCAATAAATACCTATGATGGTAAGCTTTATACCAAAAAGAACGATGGTACCGACAGCGTAGTTCTACTATCCAGCTTACCAACTGACTTATCTTACACCTCCGGCACTCGCTTACTTGAGAGTAGTACCGGGGCTGACGTGACGCTACCCTTGGTGAGTAGCAGTTTTGCCGGTCTAGCACCCGCTTCCGGGGGAGGAACTACTAACTTTCTTCGAGCGGACGGAGTATGGGCCGCCCCAGCGGGGGGTGGCGGTGGCGGCTCCACCGTTGACCCCGTTATCGCCGGGATGATATTCTGATGGCTGCTCCTAATCTTAAGTCACCGACGACTATTACCGGAAGAACGGCGCGGTATGCCGTAACGACTGCTTTAGCCGCTGCATTGAGCAACGCTGCCTCCAGCGGTAAAGTTCTAAAGATCAACAGCATCTTCTGCGCGAATGTAGATGGTGTAAACGCCGCAGACATTAGCGTAAGCATCTACGACGGTACGACAGACCGCTACCTGGCTAAGACGATTGCGGTACCCGCAGATGCTACTCAGATACTTAGCACCAAGGAAACTTATTTCTATCTGGAAGAAGGAGATTCTATCCGCGCTTTAGCGAGTGCAGCCAGCGACTTAGAATTAGTAATAGGCTATGAGGAGATATCATAATGAGACTTGGACTGATAGGGGGTACCGATAGTAAGCGTACCAGCGGTGTGTACCGACCTGAGGACGTTATTTCTTTGTTAGACTCTAAAAAGTACGTTTCACGGTACGGCTATGATAACGTATTCAACGCCTTGGCGAGCTCTGGTACCGAGGAAGGTTTCGACGTTAGCAGAGATGGCCGCTATGTGTACGTCGCTGTGAGGGGCACCCGGACGACAGCCGCTATCTTTCAGTATGAATGCTCAAAACCTTGGGATCTCTCAACAATAACCTATTCTGGCAAAAGCTTAATAGTGGGTGACTACGAGCCAAGCTGCAACAGTGTTACCATTAACGATGATGGTACCACTCTATACTTTTCCGGGTACGGCAATGATACCGTTTGGCAATGCGAGTTGTCCACACCTTATGATTTAGCGACGGCAATACCCCTCGTGGAAAAGGCATATGTGGGTAATCAGGATTCAGCACCGTATTCTCCCTGCTTTAGCACAGATGGGACCAAAATGTATGTGATGGGAACTACCAACGATACTGTCTATCAATACACTTTGAGCACAGCATGGAATCCCAATACTGCCACATACGCAAATAAGAGCCTAAGTGTAACAAGTATTGATACGACCCCTTACGGATTGTTTTTTAAGGGTGATGGGACAAAGCTGTACATTACTGGTGCTACGTGGGACATAGTGGTCTCTTTTACACTTTCTACGGCATGGGATATTGCGACTGCAACTTCTGACTATGTTCAAAAGAGTGCAAGTGTCAATGCACAATCTACAGTTAGTTACGAGGTCGACTTTAGCAGCGACGGTACAAAGATGTATGTACTTAACGGCCTTAGTGCCGCAACAGACACAGTCTTTCAGTACACACTCAGTACCGCTTGGGATGTGAGTACAGCTACATACGCCAACAAGTCCTTCAGTGTAAACGCACAAGAGACAACTGCCACTGGGATGCGCTTTAAGAGTGACGGCACGAAAATGTACATCATCGGTCAAACAAACCGGACGGTTTACCCATACTCTTTATCCACAGCTTGGGACATCTCTACTGCCGTTTATGATAACAACTGGGGACCGGGGGGAATGACTAATCCAACCGGGCTATTTTTCGGCAATAACGGAACCAAGTTATACGTCATAGAAACGTCTTCCGACACCATTTGGGAGTATAATCTTGGCGTCGCATGGAATGTAACAACTCAAGTATCGTTTGTAAGAGTGTCCTCAACTATTACAGATGCTACCCCTAACTCACTGTTTTTTAGCTCCGATGGGACCAAACTGACTGTGTTAGGGAACTCTGGAGCTGTCCTTCTATACTACACTTTAAGTACCGCATGGGACGTTTCTACCATGTCTCTCTCCGGTTCTTTCCGTGTTGACCACTTAGGGACGCCGGTCACAGGGCTAGCCTACAAGACGGACGGCACAGAGATTTACGTCCTGAGTCAAGCCTCTGGTAATAACAGAGTTTATCAGATGCCATTAAATACCGCTTGGAACCCTTTAACTATCAAAGGGAGGTATGGCGTTAGAAGCCAGGTAGCTGACCCAAGGGCCATCTTCTTTAAGCCGGACGGCACCGCGATGTACATTACGGGGCCCAGTGCAGCTGTTCACGAATATAGCCTTAGTTCGGCATGGGAAATAACCAGTGCATCCTACGTGAGAGCTTCCCCCAGCCTCGGCGAGGGTACTCCTACGGGTCTTTGGTTTGACAATAACTCTTATGATGTGTATCCACCTACGGATGGCACAAAGATGTATATCATCGGGCAGGCTAACGACTCTGTTCGTGAGTTCAACCTATCTATTCCGTGGAACGTATCAACAGCTTCTTTCGTTCGGTCTGTTTCGGTCGGATTTGAGACAGCGCCTTCCGGCATTGCCTTCGCCCACTCTTCGTCGTCATGGGGCAACGCGAAATTCTTTATTGTAGGTGTAACGAACAAATGCGTTTATGGTTTCAAATTATTCACTGGAGGGGCAATACGCTATAGCCTTGGTGTTTGCTACATAGGAACCAATCAAACGGTCCCCCGTGGCCTTTCGTTTAGAGACAACCAACTCTTTATTTCTTCCCCCAACGTTATCCAAAAGTTTGATGTGGGGGCGGCATTCATTTCCGCTGAAACGTTAACTCTTAGCCAGAGTTTTGCTACCACAGGGATATACGGGATGGATTTTTCCTCAGACGGTTTACTAATTCATGGGGCTGTCGATGCCAACGCCGGCAACGGAGGGAGACAAGTCAGACAAATCAGACTGACATCTCCCTACGATTTGACGACCGCTAGCCTCAGCTCTACTGAGTTTATCCCTCTATACGGGTTAGTAGGCGCAACTTCATCTCCTTGGGGCGTCCGCGTCTCGCCAGATGGAACACGCATGTTCGTGTTGGCAGACGTTATTCAAGGTCTACATCAATTCTCCTTAAGATTCGCGTAATGTTGTACTCTTATCAAGGTTCTCGTCCAGCTCCCCTACCATTTCGCATCACTCTGCCTGACGGCTTCACTCGCACTGACCCTAACACATTTACCGATGATGAAATCGTGGCCGCAGGGTTTACCGGCCCATTTAC